GAGATTCGTAATCCTTGGGGCTGTGTAATCATCGAAGGTCTTACGGCTGGCGCCGCGGGCTAATATTTTCGCCCACTATTCAACAGACTAACTCCCGGTCTTTCCTGAATAGTGGGCTCTTTTACATTTGTAGCAAAGAATTAGGAGTTAAGAATTATGGCTTATGTAAATGTGTATGACAATGGTGGAGGGATTAGAAAAGTAGCGGTCATTGATAATGCTAGGAATATTGTTGGCACTACTACGGATGGCGGACAGACAGGCGCCAATCTCGCAGCGGAGCTTGCTGCGCTTGGGGTTCCAAGCCCATCATACAGTATTGGAATTCCCGGAACACAAGGCTTTGGCGTTGGTATTTGTGATCAGCCTCTGCCGTCCTACATTGCAGGTCTGCCGGGCTACAATGTTGTAGGCCATAATAACTATGGCAACTATCAAACCATTGATGGCTCCATCATGGTGTGGATTCCTGCGTTCTACTACAAATGGGGCACAGGGTCGAATGGCCTTGCAATAAATACTATCTCGCTCATTGGCGCGCGTAGCTTCTCAAGCCACGAAGTTGCTCTGTCTCAAGGGTACGCTTTACATCGGATGTTCTACGATGGCGGATTTATTAAGAGCGGAGTGTTTTGTGATAAGTACAAATGTTCTAGGAGCCCTGCTGGCATTGCCGTATCCGTAAAAAATGGTGCGCCCTTGTCGTCAAATGCTGCGCACAATCCATTTTCTAGCCTTAATGGGTCGCCGTCAGACACTTACGCTGGCGCGCTCGATGCTGCAAAAACGAGAGGGTCAAGATTTTTTGCAAAGTCTAGATTTATCAGGGCTGGTCTGGCTATGATTGCCCTCGCGCACGCACAAGAGAGTATCAATACCACATACTGTGGTTGGTATGACGCCACAAACAACTTCCCGAAGGGCTGCAACAACAACGCTCTGCGGGACGCTCAGGATGCCGGCGTACTGTATGTGTCGGATGGCTATTCAAACGCCGCACTGACAGGTAGCGGCACGCCATTCGAGAAAACCACGCACAACGGGCAGGCATGTGGTATAGCAGACCTTAACGGAGGCATGCGGGAGGTCACGCTAGGGCTGACGTCGAACGGCATAGGCTTCTACACCCTCAAACAATCCGTGGAAATGGCCAGCTTAACGGGGGGCAATACGCTGGCGACAGACGCCTGGGGCGCGGCCGGACTTGCTGCCAATTACACCAGTATCGGGGCGACTTATGGCGCGCTACTGGCGAGCGGCACAACCAAATTATTTGGCAACGCTGCTCAAGTTTTTGATTCTGCGCAGTCAGGAGTCGCATGGGAGATGGCCTGTTTGGGTATCCCGCTAGTCGGCGGGGTGGGCGGCACAAACGCGTTTGGCAATGATGAGTTGTATGACTATCGCCCTACTGACATGTGCCCGGTCTCCGGCGGGAAGTGGAACAGCAGCTCGAATGCCGGGGTCTGGGCGTTGAATCTCCCCAATGCGCGGGGCAGCTCGCACGATTACGTGGGGTTCCGGGCGGCCTTGTATCTCTAATTGGAATATGATGACATGATTATTAAATACCAAAAGTTTATTACTCCTGGGCCGGACGGGGTAACTGTCACGCTCACTGGGTTTAACAATATCGAACACGGAGAGAAGAACGGCTGGACCTACTGCTACACGTCTGCATTGCCCACAGGACAAGACGCTCGTATTCAATCCACGATCTCCGCAGTTACTGTTACGGACGCTGTCCGTGATGAGATTCGGAACGTAAGTCCGCATTGCGCTCTTATTCGCGCAAGAAGGAAACAGGCTCTCAGAGACGCTGGTTATACAGATGAAGAACAGGAAGAATTTTTGCGGCAGTCCATCCAGATTGCTCTTGCTGCCGCTGCTCGTGTCCCTGGGCTTCCAGGGCCAATTGCTACAGCTCTCGGCAATGTCTCGACGGCCGGTATAAACGTAGCCCGTATTAATTCACTGGCGGCTTATGTTAATGCAGTAACTGCGGCATCTAATGCGGCAGATGCCGCATATGCGGCTATAGGGGTGTAAGATGAACTTCACTGAGCTGTCTGATGCAGTTCTTGCTATAGTAAAGCGTCCTGATAAGGCAGCTCAGGTAGGCAATGCTATTAACACTGCTATAGCAAGAACCCTTTTCAAAACCGAGTTTACTCAGGACCTGGTGGAGGCAACAATTCCTCTTGATCCTGGGCTTTACTCCCAAACCATTAACCTTCCCTCTCTTGTAGTTCCACTGACTCGCTTCCGTAAATGGAAATACGTCAAGGTTACAGGGGATTTGAGATACTTAAAGTACATTGATCCTCAAAATGTATTTGTCCCTGGAGGTGTTCAGCAGACAGGTTGTTATTATATGATCGGCTCTGACCTAACTGTCCTCCTAGATTCCTTAGCTACTTCCCTAGAGGTAGGATATTATCAGCATCCTCCTGTCCTCTCAGGTGCAAATACGTTCTGGCTCACCGACATCTGTCCCTATGGTATTATCAACAGGGCAGCTGGAGAGGTCTTCGCCCTTATTGGGGATGCTAATTCAGCTAAACTCCATCTTGCCATGGGAGAGGATCTCCTTACGATTATGACCAACGACCTAAGGGATCAGGTTACCTACTAATAAGAATGGGAAGTCTACGCTATGATGGACAGGAGAAGGTATGATAGCCTTACGGCAGAAGACAAAATGGATCACATCCTAGTACAACAGGAGAAGATTCTGGCTCAGCAAGAGGAGATCCTGAAAGCCTTTCCCTATGGCGTCGATCACCATAAGCAGGAGCACATTATACGTGAACAAGCCCGCAAGGACAGTGAAGACTTCATTAAAGATCTTAAACGAACACTTGCTAAAAATGCTATCCTGGCTTTCCTTGCCTTCCTATTATCTCTTATATTGCTGGGCATTTTTACGAAGTCCGTAGACTTTATCAAAGGAGTTCCCCATGTTCAATAAATTCAGTGGCAAGGTCATAGATGAGGTAGGCACTGGAGGGGGAACTCCGGAACTTCCTATAGGGGGAAATGCTGGGGATGTTCTAGCTAAGATTGATACCGTAGACTACAATGTAGAGTGGGTGGCTCCTACTGCTGGGAGCTATGGTCCTTTTACTAATAAGGCACTCTTAGTTGCAGACTCCGCCTCCACCTTTACCTCTTTAAGTGATGGAGGACTTCCTAGTCAGTTCTTAAAGTCAGGTTATGGAACCTATAATCCGAGCTGGGCGTATATAAATTTATCTACTGATGTGCAGGGGAATTTGCCTGTTGCCAGACTGAATAGTGGAAGTGGTGCCAGCAGCTCTACCTACTGGAGAGGCGATGGGACTTGGGCAGCCCTGACTCCTAATATGGCTGCTGCTAATATGGTTTATAACAGTCGCTTCCAGGACAGAAATAAGACTACTCAAGCAAGTGTGAACGTAGCTACGAGTGCTCCTTATTCCCAACATGCTAGAAGATGGTATGGCTACTGCTCAGCCTCAGGATTCAGAACAGAGATAGTCTCTGACAATGGGATGGATTATATAGCCATTAAAAGGTATTCCGGAACCAGTACAGCACAGTGCCGAATTGTCCAGATCTTAGATACAGAGGATAGCCTCAACTGGGCTTATCAGACAAAGACTGTATATTTTAGACATAAGAAGAAAAGTGCCTCAACTAATATCAATTACATTAAGATCAAAGTCTCCACAGGCAGGGATACGGACAACTCATTAGCCTCCTATCTTGCTGGCACTTGGACAAGCCAGACTGCCATGTTCGACAACAATGCTACTCCTTCAACCTCTTGGCAGTGGTATTACGGACCTGTAATTCTAGGGTACACTCTCATTAAACAACTTGCCGTAGAATTCGCAGCAGTGTTCACGGGAACTGCTGATGCTACGGAAGATGAGGTGCATGTCCAGCTCTTCACTGTTACAGATAATGGAGCTCTGGTATCTATCGTAGACCCTAAGTCTTTGGCAGTTGTAACGCAAGAGGATGGTAGATATTACAAAGAACTGCAGGTTTACCTGACTACCACACCTATCTCCATCCCTATTTACATGAGAGCTATTCCTACGATTACTCTAGGGGATGCAGCAGCTTTTACCTCTACAGGTACTACAAAAGATGTCCTCATTCTCCAAGTAAATTCTAGTGGAGATGCTGGCCTACACACAGTTTACTTGGATGCTGAGCTATGACAGTTAAAAACCGATATCCACTTGCTACAGCTGATGGTACTGCAATTCCTAATGATACTATCCGTCCCCGATATGCATTCGGCTTAGCCATCTCTGGAACGAATGCAACTACCGGGGGAATCCCTGCCGGCTACGAGACAGTAGTCCTCTACTCCACAATTGACTGTGTAGTGAGATTTGGAAATGTGGCAGCTCCCCTTACTTCTTCCTTTCTAGATGAGGCTATGTTCCTGCCAAAGGGAACCCTAGTAACGGTCTCTCCCTCAGTCCTGGACTTTATCCATTCAGTAGCTATAGGTGGGACTGGAATTTTGTATATTACAGTTGTAGAACCTTGGGCAGGTTTGGCCTTGGAGTTGCAGACTACACGGAGGTAAGAAGTGGCTAATAAGACGCAAATTATAGATGTAACCAGAAGTGCAGTAATTACGGACCCGGAGGCGTTCTATGAGAACCTCATGTCCACCGGGCAGGAAGATAGCCCTGAGCGGACTATTCCAATCGTGGCTTATGAAGGATATAACTTTCTCCCAACTCTGTACGGGTATCGTAGCTATTTTGATACGACAGCTACTTTGGATATCTCGGCTCTTGGCAGTCGTTGTGATACTTTGGTTTTGTATCAATTCGCAAACTATTCAAACGTACTTGTCGCGCTCTGCGAGGATGGAATCTGGACAAACTCAGGAGGGTCAACGTCTGAGGCATGGGTACATAAAGTAACTCTTTCAGTTCCTAGCCCGGGCTCTTACCTAGCATGGACTTACTGTGTTATTGAGAACGTCCTTTACATGTATAGGCAGGGAAATGGCTCTGTTTATAAGTTAACTCCTACAGCTTTCGGTCCTGTAACCATTGCTAGCTTTGTGCCTAGTTTTTTAAATATGACAGGGCAGATGGGTATCTTCAGGGCCAATGGTAGGCTGGGTTTCTGGGACTCGGCCAACTCAGTCTCGTGGAGTAGCCTTTTCGACTTCACTGATTTTACTCCTGCTATTATCACCCTAGCTGCTAATGCAATCTTTAATGATGTATTGGGCAGGATTGTTCACGTCCAGTCCTTTGGTAGTGGCTTTATCATCTACAGTACTAAGAACATCGTAGGAGCGCAATTTAATACTACTGGTAGTATCCTCTTCTCTGCTAAAAGTATCTCCGAGCAGGCAGGCATTTGGACTTCTAAGCAGGTATGTCAAGGTGCTACTGATATGGAGCATTTTGCCTATACCAATACTGGAATCAAGAGGGTTAAAGGGGATTACACCGTTGAGGATATCTTCGTAGGTATCTATGACTTCCTTCGAGAAAGTAGGGACCCTGTTTACCTGAGCTTCCTTCAAGGCAGATATTTGTTTCTGAGTGTAATTGACCCCGCTTATATTAGTGGTCATGTAAGCTTTGAGGTAGTTAATCTAGGTTCCTTGACTATTCGATTGCTCTTCAATGGACTCGAGCTTACTAATCCCGCAGACGTACCCCTAACCGTTAATGGAATTCCCTTTCAGGATGACTTGATAAATCAGGTCCTCCAAGGATCCTCAGTAGGTCTCTATACCCAATGGCAGGCTTCTGGTAGCAAGATGGCCCTAACTCGTAGAAGTCCAATGAGTCCCTATGTCTTGGATGACCCTCTCACTCCCGAAGATGAGACAGTTTACATTGATAATACAGATCCCCTTATTACTCCTGCGGATCTAATCCTCGCTAGGGATACCGCAGTTTTGAGTAATCCTATTTCTATTAACAATGCTACTCCTTCTCTTCTAGACTTGGGATGGACCATCTCTCCCAGCACCGGATTGGCTGATAGGCAACTTGCGCAGTTTAAGACCCGGCAGCTTAGAGAGTGGTCTGAGACTAAGTTGCTTATGGACCAGTTGAAGTATTATATTCAAGTAATAATGTCCGAGGCTACCGTAGAGACTTTGCTTCCTACAGAGTATACTACAAAGTCTCAGGCAGAGACTGCAAGACCTTCCAATACTACTAACGTAGATACAGATCTAATCACAATGCCCTATAGGCAAAGTGTAGGATTCCCAGTTGAAACTTTTCTAGGGGTAGGAACTGGAACTCCGACATGGGAATATAAAACCTCTTTTGACATAGGTCTTAAAGTTACACAGCGCAAGTCTGAGACTTATACCGCAGCTCCCATGCTCTTTACTTACCTAGTAGGAAGTGCATATACCTTTGGCGAAGGAGGGGCGGGGACCTTTGTTAAGGCTGTAGATCCTAGTAGCTTAGATTACGTAGCTATAGGCTCTACGCTCAGAGCTGCTACTCCAGGCTTTGAGACCTATGGAACTGTAAGCTATGACTCTACATTTGCTTCGATAGGACAGTTTCAGCTAACCCTAACTCCTGCCTATCTAAATGTTACGGTGAGTCAATGGGCAGCCCTGAAGGCCCACGCAGAGTCTACCTACTTATCATCCTTTCCTGATGTAGTATTAAGAAGGGTCAGTGATGATGCAACCTTTACCTTTACTTATTCTCATACTACTATTGGATGGTACGATGGACCTGGTAGGACTGACTATACTATTCATTACCATGTCCCTGAACCTCTAGCTACTACATATAGGGTATCTACTACGGTCTTAGCATCCGCTTCTTTACTACAAGCAGGAGGGGATCCTTCGAATCCCGATGTACCCTATGGACTATGGAAAGTTCTTAAGAGCTCCTTGAATAAGTTACTAGTAGCAGAAACTCCTGTCACTATGGAATCTAAGACGTATGCAACTCAGGAGAATCTAGACTGGGGAATCTATACCCCTGAGAATCCTCCGCTTGGCTTTGACTTTCCAACTAATGCTCAGGTAATCTCTATTCCGGATTTCTCACTGCAGGAAGGAACTAGACTTCCTCAGCATCTGGATGTAACTTTTCCTGGAGCCACGTTCCTTCTCCAAGACGCTACTATTTCTCCCATCTTCCCTGATTATCATGGAGCCTTAGTCTATGATACAGGATTACAAAAGTGGGGAAAGTGCAAGGCTACTTATACAGCTCTTGTAGATTACAGTCCTATTAACAGTAATCATGACCAAATTATCAGTTACACAAATTTTGGCATGGACTCAGGGGTTTTAAAAAGTGACGGAACTGTTAGGCTCTTCTCCTCTAGGTGTACAGATTCCTTTATTCGTTATGGAAAGTTAGCGTTTTCCCGTCAGGGCTATACGTATCCAGAAGAAGTGCAAGTTCATTTTCGGAGACCCTTCACAGGAATTATTGGAATAGACGCCTCCTTGGATAGTAGGAGTATCCATTCCGAGTTCCACGAGGAGGAAATTTTTGCAGGTGTTGGACTCGCAAGACTCTATCCTGCTCATGCTGGAAAGTGGTATACTATATCGCTGGGAGGGGAATTTGACCTCCGCTCGATTGAATTTACAGGCCGGATTTCCGGTATACGTTAGGAGTAATAAAGATGGCTGATAGTAAATATCCCGATCCTACTAGTGCTGCAGTTAATAGAACAGTATCGCAAGCTCCCAGTACTCAGCAGCAGACTTCCTCAGGCTCGGCAAGTGGTCAACAAAATAGCTCCTCCTTTACGAGTGAGGATATCTCTCTTCTGTCTCCTGATAATCAAAAGGCCCTAGATACTCTGATTCAGCAGCTACTTGGAGGAGGTACGGCAGATCAGAAACAAAGTGCTGCAGATAGGAGGCTTATTACTAATGTAGTTCAGGACCTGCTCCAGCAATATACTAAACAGCAAGCTTTCTCTGATGCTAGCGGATTGATGGCTCTTAATCTGAAAAAATCTCAGGAAGCTAATGCTCCTGCAATAGCCAAGAGTATTGAGGGTGCAGGAACCTCAGCTAGTTCTATGCAAGGTTTGCTGGCTAGTAATCTGGCTAATGACTCAGCTCTCGCAGCTAGTGCATTAGGAGCAGAGCAGGCTAAGGCTTACGGAGGAATCCAGACTAATCTTAGCAGTCTGCTGGAGAATCTCTCTCGTCCTGATAATATTATACTTTCCGCCCTTACTAATGCCTTAAGTACTGCTAAGGGGGCAAATGTAAAGAGAACCCTTTCTACGGATAGTAATCAATTCAGTTCCCAGAATCGGTCCGAACAATCTACTACTCTTATCAATGGGGGTTATCAGGGCGGGCAGACTGCGAGCGTTGGGCAATCTAGTGCTCCTGCTGCCAGTTGGGACCCTAAAACTGCTACTCCCATGGATAATGCTGTAGCTGCTAACTATAGTGGAGATTTGAGAGGGATTGGCACAGCTAACTCCTGGAATCAGCTTTCCGGCGGCGCTAACTGGTACTCTAACTAAGAGGTGAATTATGGCACGTACAGCATCTGGAGAGATTACTCAGGGAGGCCCGCAAGGGCTTATCACGGATGAGGCTTTTAACCAACTGGTTAATGCGTTAATTACTCCTCCTCCTGGTCCCACTACTAATAGTATTCCGGGAAGGGTAATTAGTAGGTCCTCTTCTGGGAAGATTAGGCAGCAACCTATTACTCAGGAGCATTTGAATCAGGCCGATGAAGCTACTAAACAAGCAATGCTTGCTATTCTAGCGGATAAAATGGGTATTGATATTAGGGAGAGCCTTGCTAAAGGCCAAGCTCTGGATCAGCAACTTCAATCCGTGGAGGGTAAAACCTTTAGAGCAGAGAATGAGAAAAATGCCTTAGAAGCTAAGTTGCAAGAACTCACTCAACAGGAAAATGCTGTTACTCCTTCTTCCTCCCCTATTGAAAGTCCTTCTCCACAGAATGCTTCTCCTGCAGCTCAACCTACAAAGCTTAAGCCCGGGGAGCTGGATAAGAGTCCTACAATCCTTGCTAAGTATTCTGCTCCTAATGACATCATTGCCACCGTAGATTCTAATGGGCAGCTAAACCTCTCCAATACTGCACAAAATACTGGAGCTAAGATAATCCAGATTAACAAGGAGCAGACTGATATTCAAAAGCAGATGGATGCCATTACAAAGGAGGAGGATCTTAATACTAGAGAGGCACTCCTAAGTAAGTTCCATGCTGATCAGGTTGAGCAACAAACTCAATCTCTTACTACCTTTCGAGCTAAAGCAGAGCAACAACTGGGCATTACACAGCTGAGAGGACAACTTGCAGAAGGGATTAGAACAGACCAAGCTGATCCTAATTATAAATACTATAGGACAGATAGTCAATCAACTCTACGAATCCGACAGATGCTTCAACAATCTGAAAGCCAGGTAGAAAAGGTTACACAAGAGATGGCTATGGCTGACCCTACTTTCCGTAGAAGAAATACGGAGATTACTGACTTCATCGGTATGCAACAGAAGCAGATTATGCAGATGATGAATAAGCAAGCCTCCGGGGATCAGAGGACAGAGCAGAAGCAACAGGACAGAGCTGCAAAAGTCGAGGCAGCTGCTAGCGTCCTCACTCCTATTGGTATGGAAATTGTCCAATCTAGGAATCCCGAACTTGCAACAAATCCCGAAAGCCTTAAGGACCTTGCCTATAATCTAATGACCACTCCTGCTACCAAGCTTGAGGCTCGGATGCTCTTGGCTATGCCGGATAATCTCTCTGTCTATCAAGCTGCTGCAATGGGTGCTACAATGGCTGATCCTTACATTGCGAAGAAGCAGCAGGAGTTGACAGGGGATTTGCCTGAACAAACTCTATCCGATTTGAAACAGATTAGAACTATGGTAACTCCTGCCGGTGAAGCAATGCTCAGTGATGCTATGCAGAAATATGGTACTCCTAGAATGCGGGAGGAGTGGAAAATGCAGAAAGCTTCTAGGATGCTAGCCAGTAAGACAGCTGAAGGTAGGCGTCAGCAACAGCTTCAACTCATGGGCAATGCCATTTATCTTAAATCTGCGGAGAAGGCTGCAAGATTCTACAGTCAGGTTAATAGCTGGAAGCCTGTAAACGGAGTCTCTCTCTATGATCTCCCGGAGGTTAAGGATCTTTTGGAGAAGAATAAGAGCGTTTCCATGCAGGAGATGTTTCAGGCTTATGTGGGAAATGCTCCTAAGGAGCTGAAAGCTGCAAGACATCAGCAACTTCAGGATATTGCAGTTGGTAACGCCAAGAGTTTGAATGCTGGAATGTACGGGCAAATTATCCCCTTGGATGATCTGAAGAACAAGATGACCTCCTACCTCCTGGAGGATGCCTACCGTGACCAGGGATTTGGGATGCCTGATTTTAGTAATCCCTTTAGTACGCCGTAAACTATAGAAGGAAAGATGATGAGCCTAGAAGACTACACCGGAGAGCTGAGTGACGTAGCTCTACAGAAGTTTGGTAATGAGAGCAGCTTTATGGGGACTCTTCTAGGGATTCCCGCAGCTGCTGTAGTAGATACTGGAATTTCTATCTGGAATTCCGTTACCCCTGAGAGGTATAACTACGACACTCATGATGTTCTTCAGGGGATGAATCAGAACCTTGCTACAATCTACAATGAGAATGAGGGAGTTGTTAAAGCCTTATCCTTCGTAGGAGGAGTTCTGTTGCCTGCGGGAGCTGCACTTAAGGGAATGGGTGCTCTCAGGGCAGGAGTTAAGGGAGCTAGCTGGTTCTCTCAGGCTGGACAAGTCGAAAGACTTGCAGGAATTAAGACTGCCTATGAGGGTTCTAAGGGTGCAAGTAATATAGTCAATGGCCTAGTCCGTAATGATGTATTTGCCCAAGTAGGAAATGCTGTAGTTGATTCAGCAGTTCTTGAGGGTGTACTCTATATGACCATGAATGCCCACCCTTACATGGAGGATTATGTTAAGGACCCCTGGAAGAACGCGGGGATTAACATGCTCATTGGAGTCCCACTTATTACAGCGGGTAATTTGATTGGTGGGTTTCGTGCCATTAAGGATACCAAGCAAGGTGTAGATATGGCTGCGGCTAAAACTGCCTTGGAGGGAACTAAACAGTTCGAGATTACCCAGAATCTTTCTGAGCAGATGGCTGTCCGTGCTAACAATGCTGACAACTGGAAGGAGATGCTTAAGAATCCTGACTTGAATGAGCGGACCAAAGCCCTTATTGAAATTAATATGGCTAATAGCGCAGCTGAGTCTGTCCTTACCTTTGATAAGATGATCTCACCCAGCTTTGAAAGAGACCTGGCAGCCTTGCCTCTAGAAGTTCGTCAGGGATATAAGAGTATTCTCATTGATAAGATGGTTGCGGAGCCTACTAGATTTGCAGGCATTGACTCCATTTCTTTCTACAAGGCAGGAGAGCTGGCAGATATTACCAAGGCTTCTCCTGCTAATGAGGCTCTCCTGGGTGGAACGATCCTTCCTGGTGAGAAGATTCCCCTCATTACTTCTGGAACTACAGCAGCAGGGGAGGACTTTGTAAAGAGTTCAAGACTTATCTATAGCCCTTCTCATGATGCTTTCCTAGTAGCAGGGGATATGAAAGCCTATGGTAAGGCTGTAGATGCAGGATTCACTGAGGCCAATCTTCTTAACAAGGTTCCTAAGAACTCCCATCTGTCCCCCAATGAGGAGTTCTGGCTGGGTCTGGAAAAGACTACCTCTGCCCATGTAGATGCTCATTATCTTCAGCAATTAAAATACTATGATGAGCTGCCAGCCGAGGCTCTGAAGAATGTAAGAATTGGCAATGGAGACTTAGGAGGCTTGCAGGGGTTTCTTGCTAGAATGCAAAAGGAGATGGGACCTACGGGTACTGTTAAATTATCCGATGTAAACCTGGAATATGCGGGTAAGTCTATTAGCATTACCGATGCTCATACCCTTCTCCAAGATACTAAGATTCTCAAGGCTGAGGAACTACTTGCCAAGGGGGTTCCCCCTGAGGTTGTAAGTACTTATGTTAACATGCCCGTGGATACCGTTCGGGCAATCGGAGCCGGAGGTGCAACCCATGACATTCTTGCAATGGACTATAGGCTTTATGCTGATGCTTCTGTAATCCCTGATGCTCTCAAGTTGGAGAATAGAAGCCTTGTCCTGAAAACCAATATGAAGAAAGTCCCCCATGCGCAGATAAGAGCTAACATTGGTGCACAGCTTATGAACCAGGCAGAAGATCAGATTAAGGCAGGTATCTTTGCAGGAGCTGCGCAGACCTCTCCCCACTTTGCAGCTTGGAATGATTACTTCAATGGTAGTGACTTCAACTATCTTCGAGATATCATGCGTCAGAACTTATCCAAAGCTGTCAACACTGCGATGGGTACGAAGTTTATTACCTCTTCTGATATGGCTCTCAGGGATATGGAGGACTTGGGAAGGATTGCAACTAACCTAGGTAAGCAGATCAATGAGCTTCACTTCCAGTCAGTAACCCGTGCTTTTGCTCCAGTGAGGGATACCCTTGCAGTTGTGGCCAAGGATGATGCAAGTAGGGTGGAGTACAATTTGGCTAAGCATGTCTATTCAAAGGAGACTGGATACCTGGAATATAAGAATGGAAAGATTCTAGTCCAGGATAAAGATACTCCTATGATTGCTATCGGTAAAGACGCCAATGGCAAGGATATCATGGCAAGGAATATGAAGCCTGCTCAATATCAAGGGGTGGATTTTGAGATTAAAACTCCTGAAGTAAGGGAGCTATTTGACTGGCACCAGAACATTGGTAGGGAGCTTTATCACCAAGCCAATACCCTTCGTTCAGTTCCTGGAGTCGGTAGGCTGGCAGATAGGGGACTGTGGATTCCCTCCTTCAATCCTAAGGATAAGTTCATTGCTTATGTAATTGACAAGAACACCATGGAAACCATGCTTCTTCATGGGAAAACAGAGGCTGACCTGCAAGATGCTATCAAGGCTTTCTCTACCAAGACCGGTGTTCAAGTAGGAGTTACTCATGACATTATCCAGCATGGTACCGAGCAGGAGATGTATAATATCCTGAAAGGTCGCCATGATCCTATGTTTATGCGTAATGCGGATGTAGGTATGGTACATGGAGGGGCAAGTGCTGAAGCTCGAATCTCTACCTCAGCTGAAGCCCTTGTAGATGCAGTTAATGCTATTGAGAATCAGCTCCGTTACAATGTAGGATCAATGGTAGAGCTGCAACTGTCTGACGTGATGGATCACCTGAGAACAGTAAGTAAGATTACCCAGGCTCCGTTCAAAGACATGCCTGTAAATAGGTTCACTAAGCAGCCCAAGGACGCTGCTAAGGTTCTCATGAATACTATCTTAGGTAAGAACAATGCCAACGATATTTACATGTGGCAGGGGACTAACCAGATTTACGAGGCTATCCTAGAGAAAGGATTGGGAACTATTGCGAAAGTGATGGAACCTGTTCTCGATACCGTGAAGGGTAAGATAGGTAGGGGCCAAACTCTCTCTGACTTGAAGTATGATGAGTTGGGGAAAGAGCTTCAACGACGGGGAATTCCTTTTATCTTTAAGGACTTTGAAGAAGCGGCTGCACGTCAGGCTTTCCATACGGATAGGACTGTTAGGACTGAGGCTCTTGCACCACGCATTACAGTTCTAATGAATACCTTGGCTGCTACAGCTCTTTTGAAAGTTGGGGAACTGGGCCAGGCTTATGTGAATGCTATTTCTCTTCCTATTCTTATGACTTCGGAGATCTCAAGTAAGCTACCTGCGAAGTTCTTAGGAGCGGAGCTGGTAGGCAATCCTCAACTGGGGGTATCTAAGACTATGTTCAATGGCCTTAGATTTATCTTTACTCCTGAGGGTAAGAGAGTTACACAGCTCGGTAGGGATGAGAACCTCTTCAAAGGGGTAGTATCAGAGGTTGATGAACTCTTTAAGACTACTAGGAGTTTGGAGCCTGGTGCTATCAGTAAAATTGAGTCCGCTGCTAGGAGTAACATAGTTGAGCTTCTGAGTACCGCTACTAATAAATCGGAAGAGATGGTCCGGCACTTGTCCTTTTCAACTGGCTGGTATATATCCAAGGAGGCTTATCCAACCCTGTCTGATAGCGGAAGGATGCTCTTTGCCCGTGATTTCATGGACAGGACCATTGGCAACTATACTGCATCACAAAGGCCTACTATGTTCCAAGGAACCTTTGGTGTGGCAATGGGACTGTTTCAGACTTACATGCTTACCATGGCCCAAAGTATGTATCGACATCTGGAGAAGCAAGAATTTAAAGCTCTTGCTAAGATGATGCTGGTACAAGGAGGGATCTTTGGAGCTAAGAGCCTTCCGGGTTTCAACCTTGTAAGTGAACACATTGGGGAACACTTCTCAGATCAGAATGTTGATCTAGTTACAGGAACCTTTAGGGCTTTGCCTACCAAACTGGCGGAGAGTATTATCTATGGACTACCTAGTTCCTTTGGGCAAGCTGCTGTCACGTCGCGAGGTGATATTCAACCTCGTATTCCTGATCCTACTCTTGGGATTAATGCTATACCTGCTGTTAACCTGACTGCCCAAGCCTGGCAGGCAATGTCAAGGGTTGCCAAAGCCCTGTATTCCTCAGACCAAACTGCAGGGCAGGGACTTATGGAAGCCCTCTCAGTCCAAAGCATCTCCCGTCCAATTGCTAGACTTTCGGAACTGGCGAGTGGACAATCTATCACAGGAAGGGGAAACCTAATCGCAGGACCTGCTGAGATATGGACTTGGCCTAGCGTTGTAGCAAGGGCTTTAAGTACTAGACCTATTAGTGAAGCCAGAGCCCGGGATGCCCTGCACTTGAATAGCATGTATGGCAGTTTCGATAGGGATAATAGAGCGCAGATTTCCATGAGGCTTCGCAGTCACATGAGAGGAGGTACGCTTAATGATGACGTGGTAAGTGAGCTGGCTAATGAGTACATGAGAACAGGAAGTCCCACAGGCTGGAATAGTGTGGTTAATAGTGCAATTGGGCAGACCATGCTACCAGCGGAAAGTACTGTAAGGAATTACCTAGCTCCTGATAGTCCTACATTGGCTATGATTAACAATATGTATTAAGAAAGACGGACGTGAAAAAGCCCCCAATCCAAAACATCGGAGAGGGGGCTTTTCTTTTCTCTTCTTTCTTCTTTAAAACTTATTTACGTATCCAGGATGCTAGCCATTTCATCATTACTAATTTCCGGCTCATCTACGGTAGGGCTAACCGGATAGGAAATGGCAGGAGTATAGGGATCATGAGCATTATGAGCTTCCAGCCATCGGTCTGTTTGCTGACGAAGGCCATAGTTATAATCCCTGTATTCTTCAGGACCTAACTTGGCCTTAAAGGACGCTCCACAGTTGCACGTAAGTTCAATTTTAAACATGATGGTCATCCTTATTAAATGGTGTGGGTACCTTCAACTCCTCGACGCATTCTTTCCAGTGTGCGTTGCTGGAGCCAGTGCATTGCTTCCTCAATGTGCGTGAGTGCGCAGGCATTGGCTTTACAGCTATATGGACCTTTCTGGAAGCTGCGCAGCCTATCAGCTACAATAGCTAGGAGGACTTCATGAGTGATGCCATTAACTCCTACCCCATTCTCTGAGATGGGGCCGTTCTGGAAGAGGATATAGAGGTAGTTATCTTCTTCCGTGACACTAGGATTAGTGCTTACATCAAATCCGTCTATGTAATAGGAATGGCAAGCCCCTCCCTGTCCGGGTTCATCTAGAACTTCAACATTGAGTTTATCATTGGCCGGATTGACTTGATGATCTGTAAGTGTACGCATGGTGATTACTCCTTCTCTTCTTTTCCAACATTAAAAAATGGGTTTGAATCTCTCTCTGCTAAGAGGTTTCTTGTTCCTCTCTTAGTTCTCTTATACCACACCGGGGCTGATCTATCCCTAGGTGCAGCCTCTACCTCCCCTTCCTCTAGCAGTTTTATAAATTGTCTGTAGATTGTAGATTTGGAACGCCCCTGATCTTCTGCTATTTTCCCAGCTCTTACATAAGTCTCCTCATTAACCAGGTCCAGAAGCCTCAGGAGAATTGCCCTGTTCTTAAGTAGGACAGTTTCCCCTGCAAGGATAGGTTTTCTCATCCCATCCTTTAGAAGTATCACCTGCTCAAACAGGGCAGGGATATGAGTGGGAGGGAAAACCTGTCTTTGAGTATTATGCATCATTCTCTTTACCTCTCTTATTTGTTAGTTAAG